GTTTAGTCTTGTCGACCTTGGTGGAGTCAATGGTAATGCAAGCAGCCGGCTTATAACTCTCAATAGCCACAGGCGTAGTGGTGATTTCCCAGCTGAAGGATATGGCTTCGGGAGAATCATTTACGGTCTGGTAGTTCTTTTCGGACGGTTTGGCAAGAGCATTGTAGACCAGATGAAGCTTATAGCCATGATCCTGGCCGTCAGTGTCGTTACCGAGAACAGTGCGGTAGCAAAGGCCAAACGTCTTTCTGGTCTGCTGGCCAATACTTACACCGGGAGTAAGAACAGCAGAGCCGTCACACTCGGCCCACTCGTCCGGATAAGTAAACGCCTCGATAGTGGCGCCGAAATCTTCTGCTGAAACAAGGTTCAGATACTTGATATTATCGGCATACTGGGGATTCGCCTCAGCACCGGAAGGACTCTCGTTAACGGAAGTAAGGCCGTTCCAGGCAACACCCTTCGGATATGCACCGGAAACCTGGGGATAAAGAACGCCGTGGTCAACACCGGTCTCGTAAGTTCTCTTGCCGGTCTCGTCCCAAACAATTTTGCTCATTGGTTTTCCTCCTTAAAAATATAGGTTGAACGCAAAGTGGTTCAGATTGTCAGACCGGTAAAACCGGTCGAAAGAGCAATATGGAAGTTCCGCAATCTTTTCGCGAATTTTGCTGTCCGCATTCTTGTCGATAACAATTATGGAATATCGGTCAAGACTCGAATAAGGACGGTTGTCTGCGAACTTTATGGCCACATTGCTCAGAGAATATATAATGCAGGGGTATTTCATCGCAGTTGACGTAGGGGCTTGAAAATAGACATTCTCACTACCGAGAATGCCCTCAAGAAGCGTTTGAAGTTCCAGTCTGTTGCTCATTGTACAAGCCCCCTATAGTCAGGATTAACCGCGGATAGTTGACCTCAACATTTGAGATCTTCCATTTGGCTCCGCGAAAAGCGATATAACGCATGGAGTAAAAATTCTGGTCCGCATATGGGTCCGATACGATGCTGATTTCATTCGCTATGCGAATATCGTCATTGATCTTGTCGCTCGTTTCGAGGCCCCTTGTGTTGCGAATCAGATCTCCGCTGTACATTCTCGGAGTTATAACTTCTTCCCATATACCGGGGCTTGTCTCTTTCTGTTCGGCAAAACCGATAGCGCCGTAAAACTTACCCATTTTGAATTTTCTCCTTGCTTAGTGGATTAAGCTCAGGCCTTGACCTTGGACTCCAGCGCGATGGCGGAGTAAGGAACGGTCAGAGCGCCGGAGCAACGGGTCTCTATCAGATACTTCTGAGCATTGTAGTCAATGTCGAAGTCGTCGAACATGTTGACCGCACCGCCCTTGTCAGCACCGACGTTGTAGTCGTTCAGGTTGATGATGAGGCCCTGCAGAGTACGAACAACGCTTTCCGAATCGGTGCGGGTACGGTTCTCCATGACAGGAACAGCTATGATCTTGCTCACGCGCATAGCGGTTGCAAGCTTGTCGGCAGACTCATAGAGAGTGCGGCCGGTGGTGTCCTCCAGCAGGAGGCAGTCGGTGAGCATGTCCTCGGTGGTGTAAAGGACGGGATTGCCGGAACCCTTATAGTTCTTACGGGCCTTAACGGCGGACTTGATAAACGCTCTGGCATTCGCATCAGCGTCGGTGGCAGAGAACTCGATGAGAGTCTTGATAGTGTACAGGTCGGCATCGGTCCAGACAGGACGAATGTTCTGCTCGTTGATCTTATCGTCGCTGGCAGCAAGACGGCCATCGCCAACCAGAATTGCACGGGCGATTTCCTCGTCCAGCATTCCGCGCATCTCAGACTTCAGGAAAGCAACAACGTCGAAATCGGTGATGTCGATTACGTCGTCACGGTCGAGCTTCTGCTTCTTGTAGATGGTGGTCGGGGTGGTGCTGCGCTTCAGAAGGCTGAATACCTCGTCCTTCTTCAGGTTGCCCTTGATGTAACCCTTGGCACGGGCGTCATCCTCGGTGATGTCGGCAAAGGTGGACTTAATGCGGGAGAACGGAGTGTGGTGAACAGCCGCCATGACGTCCTTCACCCAGCCGGTGTCGCGCTGAATAAACGTGGGCATATCGGTGACGTTCTGTGCATCGGGGAACAGATAATCGATATCGGTTATACCGTGGGCAAGCACAGACTCCTTAAGGCTGCCATAGCGCTTTGCATCGGTGATTATCTCTTCCATATCGGAATGGCTCAGGACCTCGGTGCTGTCTTCGCTGTCAAAAATGTTGTGCTTCATATCCTCTTCATCCTCCTCATCTCCGGCGCCGGCATCTTCGAGAGCCTGGCCGATCATCGCGTAAACTACGGTCTTCTGCTTGTCAGTCAGAGTGTTAAACACATCTGCTACGGTCTCTTCGCCTTCGGGCTTAGTAGTATCGGTTGCCATATTTTTTTCCTCCTGATTTGTCTCAGTATTTTTTGTTGTTTCTGCATGGGAGAGGGTCTCGGCCTCTTCTCCATCTTTCTTGGCCGTATCTTCGACCGGGGTCTCGGGTTCTGTTTCCTCTTCGGAATGTGAAAGTTCGATGTTTTCACCGGTGTAGATGATTCCAGCTTCATCTGACTCTTCGCCGTGCTCCATAACAGAGTCGATGTAGGCGCCAATGTTAGCCCCAGCAAGGACAAGGCTCACTTCACGAATGGCTCCATGAAGGACGTTTCCGCCCTGCTGTTTAAGCTGATTTGCATAGATAGAAAGCGCTGTAACGTCACCATGCTGAACAAGTTCTTTTGCCGCCTGTCCGGCTTCGGTGTCGTTAAAGGTGCAATACGCATAAACGCCCTGGTCACGGTTCTCAAGAAGAGCGTGTCCAAGGACGTTTAGCGGGTCGTTATGCTGATGGTTCCAAACAAGCGGTACTGTCTGGCCATCGTTGTGTTTGAATGCGTCTTTCCGAATTGTTCGACCGTCGGAGCATTTTATGTCGTTCCTGGTCGCCCATCCGGAGAAGTCATACTTGACCATTTTGATTTTCCTCCTCAGGTGCTGTCGGTGGTGCATCTCCAGGTTGGGGGTTCAAGTTCTTGTTACTGAGCTGGTCGGCCTGCGGGTCGCCAGACGGCCTTCTTCCAATGGTCTGTCTGATCTCATTGGATGAAAGGATCGCGTTTCTCGTAAACTTATCGGCTATTTCGGCTAACTCAGACACCGGTACAAGCTTGAACGGATCTCTGAAGAACACTATCGACTGATTTTGCGACCGGGCCGTTTTAGTCAGAAACTTACGTTTCATTTCATCAACAAGAGCCGACAACATTGGCTCGATCGTTCGGTTGTAATAGTTCAGCAGCGTCTTTTCATCCGCGCTGCCATCCATGATGCTCTGAGTAATACCAAGCTGGCCGTAAGCCATCGTCGTCAGATACTCGATCTGTTTCATGAGATTGTTCTCAATCGGACGATTAAGCTGGGTAATATGCTCAGTGCCATCTGTATATGCGATTCCATACTTGGAACCGGCAAGTTGGGTTTCAATGTCCTTGCGCCTATTCTCGGCCTGCTGCTTCCTTGCTTCAGTCTTGATAATATAGGGAAGCTGAATTATAAGGTCGAGTTTTCCAGCGCTGCTCTGCTCGTCCACGGCATCCAGAAGATTAAGTTTGCGAATAAGCCGCTGCATAGTAGAGTTCGGTTCGTTCATAACGGCGTAAAGAGGATTTTCGACAATAGCAACCAGCCTTTTGCTGACTACGATTTCTTCTTTTTTCCCCGTCATCTCGTTGTAGACGCGAACCTTAACATGAGCCGGATACCACTCAATGACTTTCCCGGTTCTTATGCTCCGAATATCAAAAGTGCCCGGGCTTTTCCGTTTTGTGGTGGTGTCAACCGGGACAAGAGCCACGCTTCCTTCGTCCAGCATCGACATGATCGCGTCCTGAATAAATGCCCTTCCCGTTTGGTCAAGATTGGCTTCAAGACTCAGACAAGAATTCAGTCCGGAATCGATTTGCTCTAAAAAACGACCATCGGCATCCAGGCGTACGTGTTGGATGTCAATGGCCGAGCAGTCAATCGCTATTCTGTTGTACACGGACGTTACAAGGGAACGCTCATTTCCTCTTGTCAGTCTGGGACGGTCTGGTCTGTAAGAATATGAAGAACCAATGTTGCGAAAGTCAAGTGTAGGGTCTTTATTCATAAAAACATTCCAGGCATTTTTCAGCCTGGAACCAAAAGAGTCATCCATCTGGTCACTTCCTCATTCAAAGAATCAATAATTCTTGTTCATAAGATATGCTTGCGCAGCCATACTGCCAAGCGCAATAACTCCAGATGCCGCCAATTCAGTTACAGCAACATTCTGAACCTTTTTCTGAACACGATCGGCATATGCTTTTCCTTTTTTCACCTTAAGTTCATTGTAGATTGCAGTAGATCGTCCGCCATGACTGGTGTCAGCTGCACTCCCAGCCAATCCACTTTTTTGCATCGCTCTACGATACGTATTAAACTCTGCTTTTTCAGAGTTTTTTGATTTTGCCGCGTTGTATTTGGCTTTTGCATTCATCGTATTTATATACGCTTTTTGTCTGCTCTTCATTGCAGAATTATAATTATCGATTCCGGTAACGCCAACGCCACCAAACGCCGTTCTTCCAAACGTACTACGATTCACATCTCTTTGTGCTTTTTTTGCCCGTTGGTAATTATTTCTTGCCGAAGTAACTTCTGGGGATTTTCTATGCCCCCACTTCATTCCAAGAACACCGTGGTGATAGAGTTCATTGGAATAACCATAATTATATTGCCACATAATTTATTTCTCCTTATGTTTAAAAAGTGTAGATATTTCATTAACATCCCCGTCAGTAATTATTGAAAAATCTCTGAATTCACCAGTGTTAGCATTCACTGAATAAAATGGATCAAATCCAAATTCCTCC